GGTTGCCTTGTTTTGGGGCTGGAAGGACCCATTGGGGGGTTTGTCTTTTCTACAGATTTCGCAGTAATGCGAATCGGTTATCCCCTTGGACGCCGGCATGACGGCGCCGCAACCCATACACGTTCGCTTTTTCTGTTTAGCCATAGCGGCCCGTCCTTAAACTTTCTTTGCCGACCCGGGCAAGGTATACCCCTGGGACCTATTGTCCATTCCTTGGGCCTTTGCGCGCGCCTGGCGCGCTATAATCCTTGCCGCGGCCTTTCGGTTAGGCCGCGACCATTCGGGATGTTCGGCGCGGACTAGCCAGCCGCCGGGGTCGCGTAGTTTCTTTAACCCGCGTTGTTCGCTAGTCTTGTTCGGCGTCTGCATTTCTTTTTATCCTTTCGTTGTTGGTGTAACCGTAACCAATAGCGTAACCGGATACGGGCCGGCCAGGGGCCGGGGGCGTAACCGTCCCTAACGTAACCCCCCCCCCCTTTACAGGGGGGGGAGGTTACGGGTACGGTATACGCCCCCTCTCGGTACCCAAGGCGAGAATAGCCGGTTACGCCGGTAACGGGGCGGTTACGGTTAGCGGTTACGCTATCTAACATTGTTTAGCCTATAGGTTAAAATGGTACGTTGGTTGGCGCGGGGGGTTTTGGCCTATACAAACCGTCGCCGCAAGATTCCAGGACGCCGGCCGCGACGGCGCGCGCCTGGGGTCCGGTAATCCACTTATGGACCATGGGACGGGGGTTTTTCGTCTTTGTGATATGTCGGGTAATGGCGCGGTCTATGATTTCGCGCGCCGGCAATCCCGCGGCGCGTTCGTTGTCGTCGTAGAACACTTCGCCCAATCGCTGGAAACCTTCCGCGGCTATCTTGCGCTTTGTCTCTTTGTGGGTTTCCTCATAGTCGGGGTCGCGCCAATATATACGGTCCAGGTCGCGGGCGTGGGATATCAATCGTTCGCGGACGGGTTTTCCGTCGGCGTCCTTCCAGCCTAGCCGGTTTCCCCGCTTTGCCGCGACCAAAACGAAAACGCCGGGGGTTTCGGTTCGGATTAGAACCAAAACGGCGCGCGCCCAATTGGCCCATTCGGCGGACCCGGCCCCCAGGTAGGCGAAATCCTCGGCGGCCCATAGGTCGCGCCCCTGGGCCTGGCGTAACGGTTTGGGGCTATGATGTACGACGACAAGGCAAACGCCGGTTTCAAGTAATACGGGCTGGATATGGTTACGCAACCATGCCGAAACGTCGACCTGGGCGGACGAATCCCCGCCTAAAAACGCCAATGCCGGGTCGACTATTATTAGGTCCGGGGCGTGTCTTTCGGCAATGGCGCGGATAACGTCCGCAAATGCCTTGCCGGAACGCGCGGTTTCGCGGTAGAACGTTAGGTTTTTGGCTACTAGTTCGGTTTCCGGTACGGACAACGCGGGGACGCCGTCGACGCCGGCGCTAAACGCGTGAAAAACCCCCTGGTAGATTTCGGCAAGGTCCCCCAGGTCGTTTTCGGCCTGGACTATGACGGCGGATAGCGGACGGTTAAATGCCATTCCGAAAAAATCGCGACCTACGGCCGCGGATATCGCGAATTGCACGATAAACGACGATTTCCCGACGCCGGTTGGCGCCGCCAACAGTAACGACCCGCCGCGGCATAGGTAACGGCTAGGTATAAGTTCGCTAGGGTCCGCGTTAACGGGGAAATCCAAAAGGTCTATCGGGGAAACGTTGGGGGGAAGGATTGTAGGGGCCTGGCCGGATTGTTCCAGCCAGGCGCGAAACTGCAAATCCGAAAACCAGGGGTTGGCGTCCGCCGGCGCCGTTGTCGCCGGGGTTTCTTTATCGGGCATGGTTCGGACCCCCTTTAAGGTAAAAAATAGGTTGTGGTATGTTGCCGTCGCGGATTCCGCCGGGGAAACGGACCAATTTAGCCATATCCCATAGGCTAGGGTCGGCCCCCAGGTAAACGGCATAGGCAAACAACGCTAGAACGTGCTTTTTTGACGGCAAACCGTCTACCCTATACCAACCGTGGATAGACTTCCCGCCGCTAAATACGGCCATGACTAGGGGCGCCAATGGCGACGATAGCGCCGACAATACCGCGGCCTGGTCGGGCAACGCGTCCCCGGTGTCGAACTCGACGACGACGAAACGGCGCCGGTCGGGGTCGCCGGCGTTTTCCAAACAACGCGCGGACGGGTTGCCGTCCTGGGTCCGGCCGGACCTGGCGCGCATTGGGTTTGCTACGATGAATTGCAATGTCGCGGCCGACGGCGCGAACTCCAGGACCCGCATTGTATGGGCGTTGGTCATGGCCGGCGCGACGCAAACCAGTTCCTTGGGGTCGTACAATGCGGCCAATGCGTCGGCCGCGGTCGCTAGGCATGGTTCGGGTTCGAACAACCGCGGCGCCTTGAACAATAGCCGGCGCGCGTTGTCGTTTGCCGGCGGCCAGGATACCCGCGCGGCCGGCCTCGCGACGCCTTGGGCAACGTGCCGGGTAATTTTTTCTATGTCCTTTGGGATTTGCCGGACCCTATCGCGCCAGCCATGGCGGACGGCGTAGTCCGTTAGGCGCCGTTCGACGTCCTGGGGGTCGGCGCCGGCGTGGATTAATCGCGCCGCGACCTTGAATAGCCACAAATGGCGCCCCTTGCCCGTCGCCGGGGGGTCCGCCAACAGGCGCGCGGTTGACGCGGAATAGGGGGTTAGTATCATGGGCGGGTGTCTACATCCTCAACGTCCGCGGGAATCCATCCCCGTTTTTTACATTCGTTAACGGCAATGGCGACGGCCTGGCGATAGGATTCCGCCGCGTATGGCCGTTCAAATTGGGCGTTATTTGTAGTGTTTAAGCATTGTACGGACCATCGGCGTTCGTAAACGCCAACGGGGTTTTTCATGGGTCCATAACTAACACTAACGACAATCCCAACCTCCCCTAATACTTCCATTATGGTTATTGCTAAACTATTCGTTATTAGTTCACTATGCGTAAACATGGTTTTCATAGTTTCTATCACCTCCGCGCCTTGTCTTCAAGGTCGATAATTAATGCGACGGCGGTTCGCAACGTTTTAAGGGGTTCCTTGTCCGTCGGGGATTTGGCCGCGGCCGCCAACGCGGCTTTAAGACGGGCGACTATCGCCAGGTTCCGGGCCTCGGATTGCCGAAACTCCGCGGTTAGACGGTCGACGGTCCGGCCCAATTTACATTCGGTGCAATCGCAACGGTAATCGTGGAATGACCTGGGGGCGTTCCTTTCCATTTCTGCAACGACCCTACAAATTTCGCCCATTTCCGATTCGATTAGGGTTAGGTTGTGTTCGTTAGCCATATGGTCGAACAGGGGTTGGTAATAGGGCTTTGACGTAATCATTTCGCGTACCTTTCCATTAATTTCCCTTCACAATCCAGGGGCAAATCCGCGGCCCATTCCGGCGTTTTGCGGACAATGGCCATAGCGGTTTCCAGCAGTTGCGGCGCGCGGTCCTGGTCCAGTTCCAAAACGTATTCATCATGTACCAAAAGGACGGCGCGGAACGCGGACGCCGACAACGCCAAAAGACGGTCCGCGAAAACGTCCCTTGCCGTCCCCTGGACCGCGTTTTCGGCCAATATGGCGCCCCATAGGCGGACCGGCCTTTCCCCCTTTATCTGTTCCGCGGTCAATTCCGGTTTTTTGTCGGGTCCCTTGTCCGTAACCTTGACGTTTCGGTATAGGATTTGCCGTCCCGACGGCAAGACGGACGCAAACGTTAGCGACGGCGTCCCGGCGGCCGCCATACATTCGCTTTCCAGTTTGTCCCAATACGCGCAAATCGGGGCGTTTGTCTTGCGATAGTCGCGGACGATAGACGCGGCCAGTTTGGGGTCCAGGTCAAGGCCGGCCATAGCCTTTGCGACGACGGCGAATTTACCGGCGCCGCAACCGTATCCCAGGCCCAAAACGCGGGCCTTTGCCAGTTTGTATAGCCTCGGGTTTTCGGATTTTAGGTCGCCCCCGGTCCAATGCATGGTTGCGCGGGCGTGGGCCTCATAGACGCCCAATCCCGCCCGGATTCGGTCCAGGGTGTCATGGTCGCCGGCCAGCCATAGCAATATCCGGGCCTCAATTTGGGCCAGGTCGATAACCCCGAAAACCTTTCCGGGGGCGGGGACCAAAAATCCCCGGACGTCGCAAAATTCACCATCGGAATTTATGTTTTGGGGGTTCCAGCCGCGGCCCCCGCCGGACCATCGGCCAGGCGCGGCGCCGCAATACTTTAGATAGGTTTCCAGCCTTTCGCCGGCGGGTTGCGTCGGGAACGTCCGGTTATACATGGCGCGCAATACGGAAATCCGCCGGTTTAGCCTTCGCCGGGTCTGCATCTTGCCGACCAAATCCCGGATTTCGCCGCGGGAATTTGCGGCCCAGGTTATGAATTTCGGGGATTTAATGTCCGTGGATTCCGGGGGTTCGAATCCCTTTAGCGCGCAATAGTCCTTTAGCGCCTTTGGCGACGTCGGCGGGGCCGTCCCCGACCATGGGAAACTCGCGTCCAAGGTTTCAAGGTCGCCGGTAAGTTTGCCAAGGGTCCGCCAGGCCGCCGGGTCGACCGCGATTCCTCGCCGGCCAATTTCCATTGTTAGGGCCGAAATTCGACGTTCGGCCGTGGGCCAATACTTGCCGGCGGATTCCCAAAGTTCAAGGCATAGGCGCGCGTCCTGGGCGCAATAGCGGGCATATTCGGGGGTCGCCATGGTCGCCCCCTTGGCGTTGTCGCGCGGCGCCTTGTCGACGACGGTTCCCAGGATAGCCAAGGCCGCGCCGGCCAAATCGCCGGGGCATTGGAAATAGCGCGACATTGCCGCGGTATCTATCCATTCCCGGGGTTCGTAGCCGGCGGGGGCCGTTCCATCTTCTGCTAAACGGGAATAAACGGCCATATCAAATGCGGCGTTATGGGCCAGGACCTGGCGCCCGGTTATCGACCCCCAGGGGAAAATCCGGGGGTCGACGGCGCCGCAATGTATATCCCCGCCGGGTTGCCGGTACGCGTACCCGACGAGCAAAACCCGGAATTTGGGATGGTGCGCGTATCGCCAATAACCCATTTCGCTAACCGTGCAATCCTTGTCGTAGTAGGTTTCGAAATCCAGGGCCAGGGGGAAATCCCCGTCGGGAATCTCGGGGATTTCGGATAGGCCGGCCGGCCCGGGTCCCTGGGGGTTGTCGGATTCGGCCGGGCAGGGGCTGGGCGCCCCCTTGGGGTAGCCCGGGTCCGGCCGGTTGTCGTCAAATTCCGCGAACAAATCCGCCGTCGCTATTTCCGCGGCGTCCCCGCCGTCGGTTGAAAGGTCTAGCAATTGTTGGCGCCGTTCGCTATTCATTGCCGGTTGCCTTTCGCGGGTCGTAATCCTTGGCGTAACGCCATACGGCCGCGGCCGCCAGGAAATAGGCGTAATGCCGTTCGGGGTCGTCGTGCTTTACAACGTCCATTCGCCCGGGTTCGGTCGACGAGATAAAAATATTAGCCATTAGGACGCGTTGCAACCGTTCGGCGCCGTAGTACGCCGCGGCATAGGCCGCCAGTTGCGCGGCCTGTCCGTCGTAAGCCTGGCAAGGTTCGCCGGGTTTAGTCTTGCGCGTCTTGTAGTCAAGGATTCCAATCCCGGATTTTCCGTAACTGAAAAGGACGTCGACGCGGCCGGCGTAACCTTCGGCGTTGTTCGTTACTACGATTTCCCTTTCGGTTATTTCTATTTCGGTTTGGTTCCGCCATTCGACGACGGGCCTAACGTATGGCGCCAGGTCGTCGGGATAGGGGTTGCCGGCCAATGCGGCGTCCAATGCGGCATGGACCCTAGTTCCAAGGTCCGCGGCGTCCTTAACGCCCATTTTGGACATTTCCACCAAACGGTCTATGTAGTAGTCTTCGGGTTCGTCCTGGCCGCGGGGGTTGCGCAACGCCGCTATGGCGACCTGTTTTAGTTTCCAGTTTTCCAATTGGGGTTTTGCGATTATTCCCAGGATATTGGTAACGCTAGGCAACAATCCCAGGCGCCGGGCGTCGGTAATCCATACCGGCCGTTCCTTTCCGTTGCGGCCCGGGGTGAAATGTTGCGGATTGCCGTCGCGCGTGTACCAATGCGAATTGTCGCGTTCCGTCTTGTAAAGGATAGCCATGGTTGCCCCTGCCTTTTGTTTAGGGAAACCCCGGGGGCGCCACCCGCCCCCCGGGGGTTGGGCCTAACCGGCCCGGGTTTGCGGCAAGCCGCGTTAGAACGGTATCTTATCCTCGCCGGGTCCAAGGTCGGCGGCCTGGGGTTGGGACGCGGGCGCCGGGGCCGGCGCGGCCGGCGGGGGCGCGACGTTGACGGGCGAGGGGGCCGCGGGCGCCGGCAATGGCGACGGCGCCGCGGGTGCCGGCGCGGGTTGCGTGTAGCCGGCGGGGACGGGGGAAACGGTAACGATTGTTGCGTATTTGGTGCCGTCGCGCCGGGTTTCATGGTCGACGGTCAGCAGGGCCTTTTTCCCCTTCATTTCGACGTAATCCCAACCGACGACGGGCGCGCGGCCCAACCAGGACCGGAGGAATCCGTATAGGTTGGAATTGTCCTTAATCGAAATCCGCATAGAACGGGTCGCGATTCGGAACGGGGTTCCGGCCTGGTCGCGCAAGCCAAAAAGAAACGCCGTCAAATCGACCTTTTCGGTTTGGTTGCGGTCCTCGTATTTCGGCCGCGAAACCCCGAACTTGTCGACGACGTCGATACAGGTCGCCAGGTATGTACCGGGCGGGGGGATTGGTTCGCTTGAAAGGTCCCAAAATAGGGAACTCATGGAAACGGGGGGTTCCTGTAGGATTGCCATTTGCCGATTTCCTTTTGGTTGTGGCTTTTGGCTATTGGGTTTGCCGGGTCCGCCGGCGCGGCCTTTCGTTAGTTGGGGTTCGTTGCGGCAAAAAGAATAATCCTAGCGGCAATATACATCGCGCCGCAAAACGCAAGGAAAACCATAGCGGCGACCAATCCCCCAAGGATTCGGTTTATCAGTTCCTCTATCGGGTCGTCTTGCATTTGCCGGCGTCCTTTTTCGTTTTGGTTTCATCTATGGGCCTATGGCAATACCCATGGAGTTGCCCGCAACGCCGGCAACGTACCAGGGTTCGGACGCCCCCGGATTTCTTTGCCGTCGCGAATCGGTCATGGCCGCAATTCGCGCAAAAATAGGTAAAGACGCCGCGCCGGCGCGGTTTCCTGGCGTTAGCCCGGGCCGCGGCCGTCTTCGCCGGGGACCTGGCTTTCCCCCCCAGGCGCCCCAATAGGCCGGCGGCGCGCGCCAACGCGGTTCGCTTGCGTCTTTCCTTCCGGTTCGGGTTGTCGGCCGGGTTCGGCATTGTCGCTATCCTTTCGGCGTTTCCGGGCAATCTATAGCCAATCGGTTGGCTAGTCAAGGGGTCCGGTTAGATTTTTTTCTGATTCGAAAAGGTCCGGCGTGTCGTCGCCGGCGTCCGTCAAGGCCCGGGCGGCCTGGTGTAGCATATCGTCATATCGGGAAACCCCGGACCCGTCGCAACTATCGGCCAGGGGGCGCCAACGCCGGATAGCGGCCGGCGTATTGACGCGCCCAACGTGTACCCATTTCCCAAGGATTCGCGCGGCCTTTAGGACGCAAACCGCGGCATGGGACGCGCGCCAATCGTCCGAACCCCCAAGGAAAACGGCCTTTATTTCGTCCCATGGTATCGAAAGGTCCGCTAACCCGTCCTGGGCTACTAATGCCAAGGGGACGCCGGCGGGGACCCATTCCCGGGCAATCGTGAATAATTCCAAGGTTCGGCGCGCGTCCCCCCAGGTGTCCGGCATGGCAACAAATTTTAATCCGGGGTCCCCGGCAACGGCCTTTATTCCGGCAATCCAGGCGCGCCGGTCCAACGTGCCGGCATAGCAACCATTATCCAACCCCAGGGGCGTTATGGGGGACGCCAGGCGCCGCGCCGTTAGGCTATTGCACGTTCCCGGGACTAGCAATTGCCCGAATATATCCCCGTATTTGTCCCGGGCGGCCTGGACCTTTTTAGCGCTTGCGTCAAGTAGGATAATCACGCGGCCGGCCCCCGGTCCTTGGTTCGCGGCCGTCCGCCGCGGCGCCCGTTGCGACGGGATGCCATGGCGCGCGCCGGCGACTTGACGCGGGCTATTTGGGCCTGTCGCAACGCCAGGTAGATTTCACGTTGCGGCAACGCCCGATATTTGCCGGCGTTTCCCTGGACATAGACGCCGGCGCGGGTTTCGACCAGGGCGCCGGTATCGTAGCCGGCAACGGTAACGGTCCCCCAGGCCCGCGCGCCGTTAGGCAACGGCGCCGGCCCCCAATGCGGCCGCCAGGCGGCCTTTGTGGATATGCTGATTTTAGGCATGGTCTAACGCCCCATTTTCGAAAGTTTGACGGCCTGGGCAACCGTAGCCGCGTCCGCGCGCGCCGCGTCAAATTCGGCCGTTCCCGGGGTTTCATGGGCCGGCGGCGCCGCCGTCCCCATTTCGTATCCTTGGGAATATGCCTTTTGGAAAGATAGGGAAAGGAAACGGGGGACGCAAAGACGGCGCGCGGCCTTGCCGTCGCGAAACCCAATCAGTTTCCAGTAATCAAAACCGGCTTTCCGTTTTTGCGCGTCCTTAACTCGGTTAACCATTCGGGTTTTCATGTTAGCGCCTTTCGCTTTCGGGTTGCATGGTCAAAAGGTCCTCAAGGTCGAAACGTTTTTCGGAATCCGCGCGGCCGCGACCCGGATAGATTTCCCTGGCGAAATAATGGGCCTGGCGCGGGGTCAGATAGCCACAATCCCGCAATTCCCGGGCAAGGTTCGGAATAAACCCGGCGTTGCCGTTCGCCAGCATATCCGCCCAACGTTCGGCGCTAACCCCATAGGGAACGGCCAGGAATCGTTTATAATAGGGTTCCAGGACCGGACGCCGGGCCGCCAGCCATTCGGCAAATTTAGCGGCGCGCGCGGCGTCCGCGGCCTGGCGCGCGGCGTCCCGCGCGATTTGCTCGGGGGTCCGGCAATCGACGCGGGCCGGCGCCTTGGGGGCGTCGGTTGTGGCGATAAAGGCGCCCCCCTTGTACCATTCGCCGTTAGGGCCGCGTTCCCCGCCGGGGACCGCGCGCGCTTGTCCATGTTCGGTATTGGGCATGGTCTAGCCCCTTTCCCCGCGGATAGCGGCCCAAACGTCGGCGTTGGTTTGCCAATCCCGGATTTCGGCCAGGGGGCGCCGTTTGCGGATAAGATAGCGCAACGCCGGCAACGCGCGGGCAACCCCCAGGGGGCGCCGCATTAATACCCCCAGGACGCGCCCGCGACGGCCATAGCGAACCCCGACCCAATATCCCGCCGGTTGCCGTTCTACTGAAATTTGCATGGTCTAGCGCCTTTCCTAGCCCCGGGGACCCCCCGGGGCGCCTTGGGTTGGTTAGTTGCCGTCGGCCTTGGCAATTGCGGCGCGGGCGCGCTCAACTACGCGGTGCCGTTCGCTTAACAGTTTGGCATCCGCGGCAAAAACCAAATCCCGGGCAATGGTCAGCAGTTCGGCATTTTCAATCCGCAATTGCTTTGCGACCTCGCGCATAGTAGCAACCGCGCCCGTTTCGGCCAAGGAAACCCCGCCGCAACGCCGCGCCATGGACGCGTTCAACGCCTCGGCCGCCAAGTCTAACCGTTCCGCTTTCTTTTCGTTGTTCATCTTTTCCCGCCTTTCTTTGTTGCCCCGGGAAACCCCCGGGGCGTCTTGGGTTGGTTACAGGCCGCAACTTGCCATATAGGATTTGCAAGACGATTCCAACGCCCCGGGGGTCGGGGGTTCGGGGGTCGGAGCGGCCGGCGGGGGCGTCGGCTTGCCGTATTTCTTTTCGTAGCGTTTCCGCATCTTTTCGACCAGTTCGGCCGCCTTCGCCTGGGCGTCGGCCAGGTTGTCGAAATAAAGATGCCTATGGCTGGCCCCGTAGGGCAAATATTCCGAACCCAACCGCGGCAACCGCGCGGCCCGGACGTCAACCGAAAACTGGACCAGGGCGGGGGATTTCATGGTATAGAATTGCCGGTCGGTTTCGCGGTTCGCGGGGCGGAACGTGACTTCCCGGATTGCGGTCCGCGCGCCAACCAATCGGCCGTAATCGTCGCGGACGCGAAATTCGGTAGTCTTGAGTTCGACGAAATCTCCCGAAACCCGAACCCGTTCGAACCCGCCTTTTCCCTCGGTGCCTTCATTCGCGTTGTTCATTTTTCCCTGCCTTTCTTTGTTGCCCCTGCCCGGGGCGGTTTGGTTTCTAGGGGACAGTATAACCTATCCGGCTAGGTTAGTCAAGGGGCAAAAATTTAATTTTCCCGGGAATAGTTGTAACTCGTTGGTATACAACGAAAAATAATTACAAGATTTTTACTGGCGGGGGAAGGTTAACCTATTGCCAATTATGCGACGTTACGCCCGACGGCATGGATAGACCCCCGCGGCCCGGCTTTAACGGGCGGCCCCGTCCTGGTCGGGGGCGCGGGGGTTGAAAGTTTCGCCGTCGTCGGAATCTTGAAGGTTCGGCGCGCGCTAAATTCCTCGCGCTTGCCGACGTTCCAGGTTGTCACGGGACGATGATAGCCGCAAACCCGGCTATATACTTCCGTCTTTTCGTTGCACTTCGCCATGGTTTCCCCCTTTAGTTTACCGGCAACCATTCGGGACCCAAGGGGCAGGGCCAATCGTCGGGGTCCCCGTTGCCCATAATATACAGGTCCAATAATTTGTTTGCGGCGTCCTTGGTTTCCTGGGTATGGCCGGCCCAAACAATCCAGCCCCAATCCTTGACGGCCCGGGCCATTAGGTTACGGCGCCACCAGGAAATATTTTGGTAGACCATGCCGGCCAAAAAGATATTGTCGCAAACCCCGCGCGGGAATCTTTCCGTTGTGTATAGCCAATCATGGATAACGGCGGATTCCAGGTAATCCCCGAAAGGATGTCCGACCAGGCGCCAGGCGACGCGCGGTATGCTGGCGCCGTCGCAATGGAATCCCGGCGGGACTTCTATTAGTTCGTCGTCGACGTCCGCGACAAACGGGGCGATTAGGATTATTTCCTGGCCGGTAACGTGCCGATAATCCAAGGGGGTTAAAAATTCGATTTTGTCGACGTTCATAGCCCGCCCCCAACTACGCTAACGTCCGGCAAGTTTACGGTCTTTCCAGCCCCCTCCGAAAACCCAAGGGTAAAGGATTCGTCGTCGAACTTGGATTTTTCGACGACAATTGTTCCGTCGGGTTTCGTCGTCGTTATCTCGGTTGTGCGGTGAATAGACTTACAACCCGCCGCAAATGCGACGGCCGCGGCCATGACCAGGACGGCTAGAAATCCGGTTTTCATTTTTGCCCCCAATGTAAAAATTTCAAGATTCCCCCGACGACGCCCCCGCCCCCCAGGGCGCCAATAACGCCCGATACGATATAACGGACCGTTTTTCGCTCGGAACGGATTACCAGGATGTCCCTGGCGTTCCGTTCTATTTCCTTGGCGTTTGCGGCGACGGCCTTTGTTATTTCCTTTACGGAATTTTTTATTTCCTGTACGTCCTCGCGTATCCCCTCGCGGGCTTCTAGCAACCGGGCTATTTCGGGTTCGTGAAAACAAGTATGGTCCGCCCGCAAACGGGATACCATGGTATCGGCCAGTTCGTCGACGAAATTTTGGCCGCGGTTCGGCTTTGGTATGCTTTTAGTGTCGGGCATTTTTTAGGACCCGTTCCGATAGTTTTTTGGCGTTTTCCGCCAGGCGCTTTTTTTCCTCGGGGGTCAAGTTTTGATAGGCCCCAAACGCGCGCCGCGCCAGGGCGGCCAGTTTTTTTAATAGGCCCATGTTGGTTTTCCTTTTGCTAGGTCGTCGTCGTAGCCGGCGGGTCCGGGTCGTAGTAGTCGAATCCCCCCGAAACGTCGAACTTGACGACTAGATATAGCCCGTACCAATTCGACGTCGCCCGGAACCAAATCGTATTGTTTAGCGTCGGGGTTAGCGCGTGGGTCCCGCCGTATTCAAATCCCGTACTAGGGGCGACAGTTATATTTTTTACATAGTTGGCGACGTTTGCCGTGTGCATATTGTAGACGGGGCCGCCGGTTAATTGGTTCGGCCTAACGTAAACGTCGAACTCCGCGGACGATACCCCCCAGGTTGACCAGGACCAAACCCATTTAATGGATTGTTTCCAAAAGGACCCCCCGACGGCCTGGGCCTGCCAACAGTTGTTCCGGGTATTGTTGGGAACGGGCGCCGTCGAAACCGCGGCCCATGCCATTGCGTCATGGATTGCCGCGGCCGTCGGATAGTCTATGGCCGAACTTCCGTATTTGTAAAATACGTTTGTTGACAAGGATTCCGGCGCCAGGCGGCCATACCATCGTAATTGATTTAGTATCTGATACTGTTGGTAGGCCCATGCCGCGGATTGCCAAATATCCCCGGCGCCTGGCGCCGCGACCCGCGACGCGGCCCCGATTTGCGTTAGCATTGTCGATTGTGACCAAAACGAAAGACTAGGCCCGGCGTTTGCCCCCCAGGCCGCGCCGTCCCAATAGCCAACGCGCGTCGCGCTATCGTTATGGTTGACCCAACCATAAAGGGACCCGGACGGGGACGCCGGCAACATTGCCGTAACCGCGGATTGAAACGTCGTAAACCAGGACGCCGACGGCAATTCGCCGGCGGAAAGGTTCGCCGGCAAGGTCGGCGCGCTATTCATTACCGCGGCCCGTTCCGCCAGGGCCGCGCGCAATTGGTTGAACGCGTTTAGGGGAAGTTTTCCTATCCCCTGGGATTCGACCCAATTTGTATCCCAACCCGCCATTAGTCCAGGACCCCGACGTTTAGTATTTTTTGCGCGCGCTTTTCCTCGCGGACGGCCTCGGCCTCAATTAGCCGACGGCGGAAGGTTTTAGCGAATTGAAAGCAGATAAAACCCATTCGCAAGCATTGGTAAGCGTGGGTCAGTTCATGGGTTATCGTCGGCGCGTACATTTCGTCCGCGCAAACCGACGCATATTGGGCGGGGATTACGACCGCGTCGGCCTTGGCGTCGTACCATGCAACCGTCCCGGTTTTGGCCGCCAATCGCGACGCCAGGCCGCCGGCGATTCGCCAATTTACGTCGCAAACCGGACGCAACGGCGATACCCGGGCCTGGTGCCAGGCTATCGCTAAAACCGTCTTTGCGTCTAGTTCGCGCATAATTGCTATCCCAAATAAAACGCGCCGGTTCCGCTATTGTATAGGGCCGCTACTTGGGTATCATTTAAGGCGATATCCCATAAGGAAAATTCGTCGATAGCGTCCCCCCATTTACTCCCCCCCGAACTGTTTTCCCCGCCAATGCCGGCGTCGTTGTAATTGTTTCCGACGGCCGCGGACGGGACAACGGACGCATTTACATTGTCCGTCCATACTTTCAACAACGGCGCCGAACTGTCGTAAACCATCCCAAATAAATGATAATTTCCGTCGTTGTAGGCCGCGGCCGATTTAATGTCCGCTATCGACGCCGCGCTACTATCCCATAACCGCGCGTTCATTACATAGCCGGAATCGTTCCTTTGCCATAAGGCCGCGCCGCCATTCCCGGACCCCCCAAAGGCCGTTCCCGCGCATTCGAAAATTAATTGTTGGGACGTTGCGGACGTCTTTGCCCAGGCAAACGCGGAAAATGAAGATGTAACCAGGGTTGCAATGTCCAGGACGGTATTTGTTACGACAAGGCGCCCGGTAGCGTTGCAATATAATCCGTAATTATATTTTCCCGCTACCCGCCCCTGGTCGCTAACGGGGTTGGCGATTATTGAAGAAACCAAATCCAATCGGTTCCCGCTGGATTCCTCAAGGGGCCAATAGGCGACCAGGTTCCCGGTAATGGGGTCTAAATCGCCTTCGTTTGCCGTCCAACTTCCGGCGCCCCCGTCCCGGAAATGCCGGCGCCTATGCCGTAAATAACCCATTAGAAATCCTCCGGGCTATTCTTTTTGGTGTATTTAATCTTTATGCCGTGTAGCCACAAATCCTCGGCCATTGCCGTCCCCCCGCCGTCGTAATCGTAGTTTCGGGAAATGCGAAAATAGACGGTTTGGTAGGCCCCGGTCGCCGGCGAACCCCCGACGGTCAAGGATAGCGAAACGGGTTTGGGGGTTATATGCAAATCCCCGACGGTTATAACCTGGTCGTCGGTTGTCAAGGCCGTTCCCAAGGCGACGTCTACCGCGCCGTCATTGGCAACGGCGACCGCGGCTAGATACAACTGGACATAATCGGACGCGGACGCCCCCGTAGCCGGTTCCCAATTGGCGCGGAACGTGATATTTCCGAAATCCCAATCCTCGGGCATTTGAATCTTGAACCAGGCGTGGGTGTCCGCGGACCCGGACCCGGTCCCCGGGAATACCATTACATCATAGTTTACCTTGTTCGACGACGTTTCCTTGGTCGCGGTCGTCGCGCCATTGGTTGTAGCCGGGGCCATGGCGCCGGCGTCGATATAGACAAAGCCAAACTCGGACCCGGCCCATTCCGGCGCCGTCGCGCCGCTATTCATGGCCAAAGATTGAAACGCGGTCCCCTTCGCCAAACGCGCCAGGACGCCCCCGGCGCGATAATAAAGGTCGCCGTCGGCGTCGGCCCCCAGGGCCAGCCCGGAATCCTTGAACGTTACCCCCTCAACGATAACGCCGGCGTCCAATGTCCGTTCCGAAATCCCTTCCAACGTCAAGCCGGACGGCGTCGCGATGTCAATACTGGCGACAACGCCAATTGGCGCGATAATCCTAGCGTCTAGCGTATTGTCCGCGGACCGGGAAACCAGGTTCCCGGCGCTATTCCCGACGGCGAGGCCGTCTTTTAGCGTCTTTGAATCCGCGCCGTTCCATTGCGGGACGCTATCCGCGGTATTCGTCGCCGGGCCAATGACGTTCCCCATACCCGAAATCGCGCCGTCCTTAATTAGCAACCCGTCGACCGTTACGCCGGCGTCCGCGCTAGCCTCGGAAACCGTATCGGTATATACGACGCCGTCCTTAACGTTTATTCCGTCGATAGTTATCCCGTCAATTCCGCTATCGTTAATTGCGTTTAGCGTTATGCCTAAATCCTTTACTAACATTCCATCTATTGTAACCCCGGCGGCCCCGGTGCGTTCCGCGATAACGTCGGTTTTTAGTGCCGTCGCATTGCTAAACGTTATGGTTTGCAGAAATTCCGCGACCTGGTTGCATTGGTTCGACCCGTCGACCATTAGGGATTTCATAACCCCAGGGGTCGCCGCGATTACTGACAACAGGGCGACGGCGCCGGCGGCGCCGGCCAGGATTCGGATTCGGGTTGCGTCTTTCATTCGGGGACCCCTTCGGGTTCGGGTTCGGGTATGCCTAACGCCGCGCGGCGCGCGGTGTATTCGGGTTCCGTCGAAAAAATTTCCAGGATTGGGCGCCCCGTCGCGACGACCTGGCCGGGGGACAATTCGCCGCAATGGCAAACGTCGTCGGACCCGTGGGCTATGAAATATTCCGTCGCCTGGGTTGTGTTTTTATGCTCGGAAATCATGCCGGCCCCCCGTCGGTAAATGTCCAGCCATAGGTCGAAATTATATAGTCCCGGGCCGCGGCGCCCGCCGGGCTATATTGGGAAAACCCGCCGTTAAAGGAAAGGCCCGCGACCAATGACGGCAACGCGGCCCAACCAATCAATAATGCGTCATAATTGGCGACGGACAATTGGGAATAGACTAGAAACGACGTAAAATTGGCGACGTTTTGGACGTCCCAGGCCCCCAGGTTTTGGTCGAAAGCCATTGGGTCGCCAAAGGGGGAACGGAACATGGACCCCATATAAGTAACCGCGGCAACGTCCCAGGCGCTTAAATCCTGGTTAAACTTTATAGCCTCGAAAAACATATTTCCGGTATTGGTAACGGCCGCCATATTCCAACCCCCGATAGGTTGGTTAAATTCGCTTGCGTATTGAAATTGGCTAACCGTAAGTTCCAGGGCGTCGGTTTGCCAGTTGCCAATCCCGGAGGACCCGCCATTATTGAACGCGGAACATAGATAAAACATATAGGAAAAATCGGTTACGGTGCTAACGTCCCAGGCGCTTAAATCCTGGTCGAATATGGAACAACCCCAAAAGGCCCGGTTAAACGTTGTCGCGGCGCCCAACTGCCAACCCCCGATAGGTTGGTTAAATGCCGCGCAATACCGGAAAACATAGGAAAAGTTTTGGCCGGCCGGAACGCGCCAGTTATTGATGGACGGCGAACCCCCGTTGTTAAACGCCGCGCAACCGTCGAAAACCTGTTGGAAATTTGTTGCTAGCGGTAAGTTCCAATTTCCGACGTTGCCGTTAAAGTTGACGCAACCGTAGAACATACGGTAAATTGAAGTTACGGCGGACATTTCCCATTCGTCCGCCCGGGGAAGGTCGGTTAACGTCGCGCAACCCGTAAACGCCTGGGCGAACGTCGGCGGGATTATGGGGATATCGGTTGCCGTAACATCTAGATTTGTGCAATTCAAGAAATAATTTCCGGCGGTCCCGAATCTAAAGATTCGCCCCCATTTTCGAACGGCGGTTATCTTTTCGGGGTCCTTTGTTATTGTCGTATTAAAATTCCAGTTGGTTAGCGTCTTTCCTTCAATCCTAACCGAATAGGACCCCGACGCCGCGTAGGTGTGGATTTTGGCCGCGTCATCCCAGGCCGTTATCCGGTCGGCCGTACCGTCCCCCCAATAAACCCAAAAATCATAATCCCCGCCGGCGTACAGGGGCAACCCGATTTGGTTTGCCCCGGTCGCGCCGGCGTTGTCCGTTTTCCATTCGGTAGAAAACGGGTCCTGGTTTATTGCGGCTATTCCAATCATGCCACTACTCCGACGGCGCCGAATATAACCCATGTATTTTCCGCGCGCTTAACCAATGTCGCGGCGCCGTACTGGCGCCAAATGGCGACCCCGCCAGGGGTTACGCCGTTAAGGGTAACGCCCGCGGCCGCCTGGATAGTCGTTATCCCGGCCCCTTCCTGGATAACGGAAAGTTTCGTCCCGACGGGAAACGCAACCGTAGCATTTGCCGGAATTGTAAAGACATTCGCCGCGGTATGCGATAGCCAAAACATGGACCCGGCTTGCCCCAGGGTCGGGGCATGGGGGCCGGCGCCGGACAGATAGACGGAAGGATAGTCGTCGCCCCTCGCGGCCATTAGGCCCCAATAGGTCGGCTCGGTTGTCGGGTTTTTGTTTGTGCCGGCCTGCAATGCGTAATAAGACGCGCCGGCATAGGATACGGCGTCGCCGGTTAGATAGGCCGTCGCCCCCGACCAGGCCGCGCGCCAATAGACGCCGCGGGCCAAAATCGCCCAATATGCCGTTTCGGTGACGGGGTTTTTATCGGTCCCGGTCTGCAATGCGTAATAGGTCGACCCCTGGTAGGTTACGGCGTCGCGGACAGAATATTGGGTTGCCCCGGACCATTCCCCCAACCAGTTAACCCCGATTGGTCCCTGGGTTCCCGACGACGAAACCGTAACCGACAGGGTCGCGGATTCCGACGTTAAAGTAATGGACATAGCCATAGCGTTAATCCTCGGTTTGTTGGTCGATTACTTCGACGTCTATTGTTTCGGTGAACAAAACCCGGCCCAATGGAGTTACCAAACGGATATCCCATTTAAGGCCGTTAGCCGTCCCCAGGCCGACAGACGACGCCAGGGGCCAGGTTAGGGTAACGCCCGCGGCGCTTTCCTCGACGGTAAATTCCCCGGCGCCGGAATCCGTAATGGTAACAATCAATTGGTCGATTAAGGCCCCGCGTTGCCTAATTTGCGAATCCAACGTCCAACCGGAAAGGCCGGCCGTTAGCCCGTTTACCGTCCCGGTAAACTTGAACGTTTCCCCGCGTTTAATGGTAACGCTAGACATTGGCCGTAACCTTTCTTTATGTCGTGGTCGTCGTAGTGGTTGTCGTCGTAGTCGTGGTCGTCGTGGTTGTCGTAGTCGTGGTCGTGGTGGTCGGGCCGTTTGTGTCTATCCCGTTTTCTAGGTAGAAATAGCGCCGTTCCTCGGTGCCGACGTCGACCATTTCGAGATAGCGGACGGGCTGGACCAAACAAGCCAATAGCAGGGCGTCTATTTCCGTCTTTGTGTAGTAGTCGCCCGCGGGCGCCGGGGGGACCGACCCGGATTGGTCGCGCAAGTTCTTTGCGACCATGGGAAATTCGAACGCGGCTTGCAATTCATCGTCCCCGGCGTCCCTAACCTGGATTTCCAAATAAACGTTTTTCTTTCGGGTTTCCCCGATTTTCGTTTCATAGTTGGTATTGTTGGCGTCTAGCCTAATTGAAACTTGCCCCTGGGAAATGTCGGCGTTTCCGCCCCCGACCCAATCCCCGGCGACGTTCATTCCCGCATTTAGCGTCTTACAATACGCGTCGTCTTCGGCATCAAAATCGTCGTCTATGACCGCGGACAACGAAACGGACCCGGTTATGGTCGTTAGCGGGGTCAAATCCGAATCGGTCACTAGATGGACCTGGAATATCGGTTGTTCCTCGAAATAGATAAACGGGTATAGAATTGAGTTCAATTCCTCGCCGTTCGCGTCTCTCAAGACGTCGTTAACGACGTCGTACCAAATTTCAACCTGGCGCTTACTCATTAGAATAACCCTATTTGTTGTTTAACGGTCCAATATGTAACCGTTTCGGCCGGGTCCCCCTCGGTCCAGGGTTCCAGGGCGACGGGTAAAAACGTCCCGTTTGCTATGGTTTCGCCGGCGGCCAGGTCATGGACGCGGACGGTAACGTCCGACGCCAGGGCGTCCGCGTTCCGGTCGTTATAGATATCGCCGGTATAGGTTGTGTCGTCGGTTTTGGCGGTTATTTCGGCCCAATATAGGGCCGTCCCGGCGACGCTCCGGGGTTTATGGTTTCCGCGGATTACGGCGTCGGCCTGGGGCATTTTTTCGACGCGTCGAACCGCGGCGCCAATCCGCCCGGCCGATTCCCGCGTAAATATGACCCCTTTAGCCATTTCAATAACTCCGGGGAAGGTTTAGCGGCGCCCATGACGCCGGCCATTTGGTTTCGAATGGAAGGAAAACCGGAAACGACGACAGTTCCCCGGACCCGTTCAGTTTTTGCGGCTCGGTCGCGGGGACGGATTGCCCGTCCTTGTCCAACAAGGTTATTTCTTTTTTGTCGTCGCCGTCCAGGAAATAAAATCCCTGGTCCAGTATTTGCCGCGTGTATCCTTCCATGTTCAATTCTATAACAACCGACATTTTCCAATATAGGTCGTCGTTATCGTCATAAAGGGGGTTAGCCCCCAATTGCACGATTCGGCCTTTTTTCGCCGGTATTTGAATACTGGCGACGACCTGGGCGGTTAGATTTATTGTCCCCTCAAGGTCGATTTTTAGTTGTGGGGAAAACCGGCGGGTATTGTATTCGATTTCAATAATCGGCCGGTTTAGTTCCTCCTGGACCGGCGGGTCGAACGGGTCGCCGGCGGAATTTTCCAAATGCAAGGACGGATTTCCCTGGGTGTCCGGGTCGGGTTCGTCTAGGAAATACGCGCGTTCCATTATCTTTGTATATGGCGCCGACCCGAACCGAACAACCGGCCGCGCGGTGCAAGGGTCTTCGGTTTCGTCGTCGCTACTATGGGTCCCGGCCCCCTTCGGGATTTCATACCCGACGGTTATTTCCCAAATATGGTTGGTTGCGTCGGAAACCGCGGCGGAAACCGACGCGACCTTGGCCCGGGCGTCGTCGGGGTGAACTTCGAAAGGTTTTGGGACGGTCGCGGCCGTTACCGTATCGACCGCGTCCAACGCGGCTTTTTCGCTCAAGGCCCCGCTAGTCGAAATGACGTTGTAGACGCGGCCGTAGGTCGTAACGCCGGCGTTTGTCCGGTTGCCGGTTCGTTTCGCGTATTGTTCCTCAACCCTAATAGCCATGGTTAAACCCCGATTTCCGCCAGTTCGAAATCGCCGGCGCCGCGTTTTGATATTGTCAACTGTTCGCGTTCTACGGCCAATTGTTCCCGGTTGACCTTTAATATGTTTTCCTCAACCGTCGACCGTCCGATTTCCGCCTTGTATGCTTCTAGCGTCCCTTTTTCGACGGCCGCGGCAAACTTCACGGGTCCGGTTAGTTCCGTCTTGACCGGGACGGGGGGCGCCTTTTTGACGGCCTGGCCCAAAAGGTCCGCAAACGCCGGCGCGATAGCCGCTATTTCCCTTGCCTTTTGCGCGTCGAGTTCGGCAAACTTGGATAGGATTTCGTCCAATCCCTGCAATTCAAGTTTAGTAACACCGGCCGCGGCCATTGCCTTTTCCGTCTCGCGGCCAATGTCGCCAACTGTTTTCGCCAGGCCGTCGACGGCCGTTTGGCCTATGTCCGCCATTCGGGCCTTTGCGTTTTCCAATAGCCCGCTAAACGCGTCGGAATCCGTCCCCCCGGACCGGATATAATCCCATAGCGCCAAAAATCCGTCCCGGACAAATCCCCAACTATTCGAAAATAGCGCCATGTAGGTTTTAACTATGGTCGTTATGCCGTTAATGAATACGTTAGCGAAATCGGTTAAAAACCCGGTTCCGATTGCCAACGCGTTTTTCCATAGTTTGCCCCAATTTTCGCCAATCCATAAAATTTGCGTCGCTATGTTTTCGCCAAAGACGGCCAGGACCGCGCCAATTTTCATAAAAATAAATTTGGTTTCAATAAACCATTTCATAACCTGGCCGGATTCAAATGCGGCCTGTACCTGGGCGATTTTTTCCCGGACGGTTTCCATTAGTTCCGGCAATTTGAACCCCTCGACCAAAATAAATCCGATTTGTTCCTTGACGTCGCCAAACGCGTTCGACATTTGCTTAATCTTGCCGGCCGTAGTCTTTGCGGCCGCCTCCGCGGCGCCGCCAAATTCCGACGCAAGTTCCGTTAAAATGATTTGTTGGGCCGCGACTAAATCCCCCTGTTTTTGGAAATTCTCAATTTGGTTTTTCTGTTCCTGGGTAAAGGAAACGCCGACCCGGGTTAGCGCCGTAACGCCGCGGATTGGGTCGTTTAGCGCCTTGCCCAATTGAATCGCGCCGGCCTTGGCGTCCGTCCCCAGGACTTCGGACATATCCAAAATTGAACGGGTCGCGTCCTTGAATACGTCCCCCTTAATGTCCTTAAACGTCGCCAAAACGGCCATAACGGATTCCGTCGCGTCGTCGCCGTAGGTCGTCGATTTTTGGAGTTCGCCGGCGAATTTATGCAATTCCCCGACGGTAAACCCCGCGGCCCCGCCGGTCGCCTGTAGGACCGCGTTTAACTTCGTTAACGCGGATTCCTGGGCGTTGTATGCTTCCAGGGAAGATTTTAGCGCCAGGCCCACGCCAACGCCCCCCAGGGCGCCGGCAATCATTCCCCCAATACCCGACGCGGCCCGGCCGAAATTCGACAAGGTCCGTTGCGCGCCCATCATGGTTTTATTAAACCGGGACGCGTTGCCGGTTAGGTAAACGGCCAATGTTCCGACGTTAGCCATTATCGTTTAATCCCCGCTAATGCCAGCCAGGCCCGTTTTTTCGTCAAATAGGCCCCGTGCTGGTCCTTGCCCGTTTGCGGCGCCTTTTCGAATTTTAGGGCCAAATCCGTTACCTTTAACCGACGTAACGCCGGCGTCCGCTTTGCCGCCAGTAAATGGTGAAGATGCCAATCTAGCAGGGCCAGGCGCAAATCCGCCCGGTAAGGGTCCGGCGGGTCGTCGCGGAAAAAAATCTGCCATTCGGCAAATTCCCGGCTGGATATTGTCGCTTGACATTCCGCGACCCCTTTTCCCAGGGCGCGGGCCAGGATAAACCAGGCCCGACGCTCCGGGTTGTCATTTAGTTTTTTTCGGCCCGCCTCGCGTCCATTAGCGAATTTTCGTCCGCTATGACGTCGAAAATTGCGTCTATTGCCGTCGGGGAAAGGTTGGCGCCGGCGTCGTCGGCGTCCTTGAACATTGGCGACCCGTCCGGGTTGCGGACGGCGACGCTAACGGCCCAGGTTTTCAACCCGGCCGGGTTGGGGATTTCCTCGCCGTTGTGCGATACCTTCGGCGCGGTAATTAGCCGGGTGAAATATTCGTCCCGGTCCAACCCGGAAAATTCCCTTAACAGGATTTCCCCGACGCCGTCGATAGTCGCCGCGCGGGTCTTGACCCCAACGCCGGCCGCCGCCAACAGTTCCGCCCGATTCAGCATTTAACGCCCCTTTCGGGTTTAGGTTGTGGTCGTGGTCGTGTAGTAGTTAATTCCTTCCTCGGTCCCGGACGCGTTGACCCCGCAGGGGACCAATTCCAGGGCCGCGGTAGGCGCCTCGCCGTCGGTCATTTCGTCGGGGACGAAATTACGGAGGAATCCGTAAAACCCCAGGGCGTCGCCTTCCTCGAAATCCAGGCGGACAAACTGATGGACGTTAACCGCGCCATTAATTGCCGCCAGTTGCGACGCGTCGTATTCGACCGAACCCGACGCCGGCGTGATTTCCTTCAAGGCGCGCGCGTACTTTTCGCGGAAACTCGCCTTGGAATTGTTGGTTACGTCGACCGGGTCCTGGCCTTCGATTCCCGGGGGGGTTACGCTTTTTTCCTTGAACGTGACCCCGGAAGTTTCCAGGGTAATCCGAACCCCGAATCCGTCCTTTTTGCTTGCCATGGTCGTTACCTTTCCTTCTAGGTTGTCGTTGTGGTTGTCGTCGTGGTTGTCGTCGTGGTTGTCGTCGTCGTTATCCTATCCTCGGTCGCTTCGTCGTGCGTAATGGTAAATTCCATTTCCACGCGGTATTCCGCGGCCTGGGACGCGTCCCCCGCAATGTCCGTCAAATCGCGTTTAACGGCCATTGCACAATAGGAAACGTTAGTCCCCTGCATATCCCCCGCGAACCCATGCAAGGCCCGGCGGACGGCGTCGGCCAGGTTGTCGACGCCGGATTGGGATTTGGCGTAACAATCTATTTGCCAAGTTTCCCTCGCGCGCCCGGAAATCCCGGCATGGGACAAATCGGATTCGCCATACAGGCGCGAAATAATCAAAAACGGAAACGTTACGCCTTGGGGCGCCGGCGCCGCGTAAATGCGGGCCGCGACCAGGTCAAAAACGGCCTGGACAGACAAAAGGTAAAGCCTTAACGACGTTCGAATCATGCGCGCGCCGCCTCTCGTTTTAATCCCGACCGTACCTTTTCGCGCAATCGGTTTAGCGCCTCGGCGCGCCCCTGGTCGCGGGCCGCGCGGATAAACGACCGCGGCGCCATGTACTTGTTTCCAAATTCGACCAAATGGGCATATTTCATCGGCCAACGTTTTTCGCCGTTGTATTCGCCAACTATTTTAGGGTCGACCCAAACCTTGCCGACGGCGTCCCGTTTCGATACGATAGGCTTAATTGCCTTTTTCAGCAGGCCGGATTGTTTCGGCGCCAAACTTCGCGCGCGCCGGCTAATCGGGGTTAGGGCAAACTTAACGGCCGGACGCAAAACCCGCAATTGGGCATGGCGCCCCAACGCTAACAACTTGCGTTGTAGCGTTAGGTTCCCGACAATGTCAATATTTACCGTCCGCGCCATTTCGCGCCCCGCTAGGTTGTCGTCGTCGTCGTAGTGGTTATAAATGCGTTTTCGTATGTATCCTTGTCCGCGTATGCTTCGACCATTAGATAGCGTTTCGTTATTTCGTCGGATTTTATCCTGGCAATGTTTAGCGTTTTGCCTTGGTAAATCGCCCGGCATTTTTCCGTTATGCCTGGGATATACGGCCCGACGATGGAATACAACCGGAAAACGGATAGCCGTTCGTTTATATATTCCTCTTTGACGTCCTTAACTTCTACGTTGCAATCGGCCGTTGCCAGGGTCGACCAGGTCCTGGTCGTTTGCCCGTCGTCGCCCGTGGTGTCGGTCGGTTCCTGGAAAACGACGCTATCGGTTTTCGGCAAATCCGCCAGGATTGCCGCGGCGTCTATTTCCAACTGTTGGGCCAGGGTCGTCATGGTTTCCCCTTTAGAAATCCCCGGGGGACCGGCTAGGTTGCCGGCCCCCCAGGGGCAGGGGGGGTTTGGGGTTTAGGTCGTAGTCGTGGTCGTGGTCGTGGTCGTGGTCGTGGTCGTGGTTACGGCCGACTCGGATTCCGACAGGGCGTCGGTAATGACAATCGGAATTCCGAAAGCCTCGGACGGGAACGGCGCGGGGGCGCCGGTCGGATTGGTCGCCGTCCGGTTGCCGCGCAATTCCTGTTGGGACTTGCGACCCATAACAATATGGGTCGGACCCATGCCGGCGGGGAACAATTCGATTGCCTGGGCAAGCAAATCGTCCGTCAGTTCGTGGTTAGTGGTCCCGTCGATATTGACGATACGGGCCGCGCACCGGGTATAGGCGACCTGCAATCCCAGCCAGCCCAGGACGTCGATAGCCAAACAGGAATACGGGTTGGACGATTCAAACAAGGTCGTTTCATAGATTTCCCCGACCTCGATATTGCCTTCCATTCCCGCGACGACGGAAACGGCGTCCTCACCGGACCGAATGAGATAGACGGACCGGCCGCCGGCGCCGCCGGCGTTGATAATCATGGTGTCCGTCAATTCGTCGATGACGTCGGCCAGGCCGTTAAACCCGTCGGCCTCGTTGTTGGTGCCGTTAAGGATTTGTTCCTCGGCATGGAAAAACGCGGTTTGCAGGGAATGTTTGAGTTCCCTGGCCATATACGCTTCCTTGCCGCCTTTGTAACCCATTCCCAGGGCCTTATCCCGCCGGACGGTCGCGTCCAACAGTTTAAGGGTGTCGGTAACGAGTTCCTCTTGGCCGGCCGCGTTTGACAGACCGGTATTGACTTCGCGGAATCCGACGCCGGGTTCCGCCGTCCGGCGGAGGTACTTGTGAAGGGTCCCGTTAGACGCCTTGACGGCGCTAATAACGGCCAGCAGGGGCGCCCGAATGAGCAGTTCGGACGCCTCGAAATCGGCCAGGTTTTGGTCGTTCATTTGGACCAAACCGGCCAGGGTGTTGGTATACTCGGCCATTTTCTGTTTCTCGCTTTGTTTTTGGCTAGGGTTTCACGCCTCGCCGTTTGTTATTCGCCTTTGACAATGTCCAAAATCGTTGCGCCTTTCTTGGACTTGTCCGCGGGGGTTGCCATGACCGGCGCGACGCCGGCGGCCTTGCCCGCCTTTTTCGTAAGTTCCGCGTTTTGGGCCTTGAGTTCGGCGTTTTGGGCCGCCAGGGCGTCGACGCGGGACCCGCCGCTAACTACCGTTGCGACGGCGATTTCCGGGCCAAACTCTTTCGCCAGGGCCTTGAGTTCGTCGACGGCGAATTTACGCAACGCCGGCGCCTCGGGTTCCGGTTCGGGGGTTGGCTCGGGCGCGGTTTCCGACTCCGGGTCCGCGTCTTGGGGTTTGCCTTCCGCCGGGGCGGCCGGGGCGTCTGCCTCGGGGGCCGGGGCGTCCGGTTTCGGGGAATCTTCGGCAGGCGCGGCGGGGGCCTCGGGTTCGGGTTCCGCCGGCGGGGCGTCGGCCTCGGGGGCCTTGGGGGCCTCGGGGGCCGGGGATTCCGGCGCCGGGGCGTCGGCCGCGGGGGCGTCCTCGCCTTCGAAAAGTTCCGGGTCCTGGGCGGCCGCCGGCTCTGCGCCGGCCGTCTTCTTTGCCTTTTTCATCGCCTCGCCTTTCTGTTGTTTGTACTCGTTATAGCGGTTGAAAAATTCGGATAGCCGGTCCGCATAGGGGACCAGGGATTCGAACAGGTCGGAATTTTCCCGGACCGCGTCCCAAATTTGGGGATGAAGGTCTAGAAATTCCGTCATTTGCCCGGCCAGGGTTTCTTTTGAAAACCGCGAAAATAGGCCGTCGTTTGCGGCCGGGTCGTCGACGGTATCCGCGGCCCGCAATTCGTCTATTTCGACAAACTCGGGGCCGTCTACCCGGTCAAAATCGGGGGCGTCCGAAAATATTTTGGCCCCGTTTGCGTCGCGTTTGTAGGTGTCCCCCGGCGTAAACACAATGGACGCGCCGAACATATCCGGTTCATTTTTGGCCATGCCGACGACGTAGGCGAATAAATCCCCGTGGGGGGTCGCCTTCGCCTCGTTGGACAGATACAAATCCGCCAACGCCCGGTTTCCGTCGGGGGATTCCCGGAAATTCTTTGTTCGGCCCAAAAAGGTCCCCAGGGCCGTAGAACACATATTGGGATGACCGAACCGGGTTTTAACCCCCTGGCGTTTGGCGTTGCCAAGTTCGACGGTCCGCGCGATAAATTCGCGGTCCAGGTTTACCCCGTGTCCCTTGGCCTCGCCGGCCGTAACAACGGACATTCCGTAAATAATGCCGCGTTCGGCGTCTACCTTTTCCGCGCGGGCCGGGGCGAACCCGGACGATAGCCATCGTGTAGTTGCCAGCATTTTTATTCTCCGTCGTCGGCCGGTTCGTCCGGCGCGTTTGGTTGCGTTTCCTCGGTCGCGACCTGGCCGGGGGCCGCAACGTAGATTGGGACCCCCTTGGATTTGGCATAGGCCAAAAATTCCGCTTGTTCGTCGATTATTTGATATGCGTCAATCCCGCGGCGCCTGGCGACGCGGACGGCGGAATCCACGCCTAAACTTATAGCGTCCTTGTCGCCGGCGATTTCGTTCCGCTTATCTAGCCAGGGCGTCCCGGTCGGTATCCATTCGACCTTTTCCTTTAATTCGTCCGCGTCGATTTTCGCGGCCGCCATAAGGTCCGGCAATTTGTCGTCGGATTCGGACCAATCGTCTAGGCGCCAATCCGAATATTCCCGCAATACGGCCGCGTTTTTCCTTCGCTTTTCCTCCGCGGATTCCTCGTATTCGGAACGGTCGGCAATCCTGGCGCTAAACGACGATTTCATGGAATCATAGGCCGTAAATGGAATGTCCAACGCCAACAAAACCATTCGGATTTCCTCGCGGGAAAAACCCAACAGTTCCCCGGACGGCGTCTTGGATTCGACGGGTTCGACCTTGTCGCCCGGGTCCAGGTCAAGGGTAAAAATCCCCCTGGGGTTTATGTTGACTTCGTAGGGGTTTTTGTCCGTGGTTTCGTTGTCGGTCGACCCGTCGTATCCGGTTTTGTTCCAGCGCATTTGCTCGGGGGCCTGGCGCATAAAAGCCAGCCCAAACAAGGCATGAAGTTTAGCCTTTAACGCGACCCATTCCAGGGTTTCGGAAAGGTCCGCGGCCATATTCAAGGCCGGCGCGAACAACGTTATTCCCCGTGATTGACTGAACCTAGTAAAATACCCGTCAAAAATGACGTCCGCGGCCGCTACCATTTGTTGGAAAATTCGGTTATTGGAATTGTCCGGGTCGCGGGAACATACGCAAAAATATTCCGTCCTCATTGCGGCGTTAAGCACTAGCCCCAAATCGGATATTTTTTCCTTAAATTCCTTCGGGACCTGGTCCAAATTGGACGGGGTCGTTATTAGGTCGGATTCGACCCCCTGCAAATGGCCGGAATCCAGTTTTAGCGCCGCGGCGTCCCCGTCAATCGTCTTGCAAGCCTCGAAAATCCGCATAAATGCGTAACGGTCATGGCGCCCGGCAATGTCGAAATTTTCGCGACGCGCGGCGCGCTTGAACAGAAAATAAACCCGCTTGTCCAGGTCCGGGTTTCCCGTTCGAATATGCAAATCGAACCGGCTAACATAGTCTAAATGCCGGCGTAGCATCCAGGCTAAAATCGAATTGTTCCGGGGTTGGTCCTTCGCCGTCGCGATAAGTTTTTTTCGTTTTACCTTCGTTAGTTCCTTGTCTTCGCTAACGATTTTGGACCGGGGGGGTTGCCGGCGGCCTTTGTCCTGGACCGCGTTATAGCCTAGCCGAATAGCGGCGCCGTTAGTGTCGACCAGGTCGACGGCGGAACGCAAGGGGCGCGGTTGCGTTGTCTTAATCATCGTACCCGACCCCTTCCATATTCATGGTTGACAGGACGGGACGGGCGCCGGTTTCGGCTTTGTAGCGTTTCGTTAAATATTCCTCGCGCCGTTGCAATGCGTCAAGGTTCGCGCGGGTAACGGTCCGGCCGTCAAGGGTATAAGATTGGTTCAACAATACGGCGGTTATCGCGGCCTGGACCTGTTCCAACTGTTCGGCAACGGTTAACAAAGCCATTCCGGCCCCCGGGGGTTAGGTTCCCGTCATACAGGGGACGAATAGCGCCAAAATCCGCGAAACTCAATAGTTACGCGGGACGTTTGTTATAGCATCTATAATTAAATTTATTCGCCGGGCGGGATTTCGCGGGTAATGAATGGCCGGCCGCATTTCCCGCAAACCCGGCGCCGGTTGCCGTTCGGGAACGTATTTGTTATTTTATGGTCGTACCTATGGCCGCAATGGACACAAGGCGCCCCAAGGTCCGCGGTTATCCTGTTCGGGATTCTTTCCGCGCGCGCCGGCGGGGGCGTTGCCGGCGTCGTCGCGGTCGTCGTCGTTTTCCTCGGGCGCCCCCGTTTTTTCTTTGCCGGGGTTCCCAACGTCCCCAGGAATCCCGCCGGCGGCCTTTCCATAGTGGCGCCGGCCCCCGCGACCATTTCCGCGACCTTGCCGGCGTCGGGTTCCGCCAGGGCCTTTTTAATCTCGGCATTGGTCATTTTCGCGCCGTCGATTCCCGCGCGTTTGGCGCGGTCCAATAGTTCTTTTCTCATTTGCGGCTCCCCTTCGGTTTGAGTTATAAACGTTGTTTTCCATTCGGCAAAGGTTCGCGGCCCCGCGGCCAGGGTTTCGCGGATTGCCGCGGTCGCTACATGGTCGACCATGTTTCGAACCGCGACGCCGGCGGGACCCCGCAACGCCCCGTTTTGGTGTAGCCATGCCGTCAATTCGTCGCGGTCCTGGTCGGGCAACGGCAACATTTCCAGGAATGTTATCCGGTTTGCCCAAACGCCGGCGGATTGGGCGGCCGACAACCTGTAGGGCAACGTCGATTGTATCCGGTACTGGTGCGCAACTTCCGCCGCGACCTGTTCGCAACGCCCCCCCATTAGCCAGGTCGCCAGGGATAAGGTTTCTTCGTCCAACCCCCAACCCCGACCCAAACGCCAGGGGGACCCGATTTTTTCGTACCAGGCCCGCGAAAACGAATAGCAGGCGCCCATGACGCAAGGTATAGCCCCCAGGTCCGCGCGGTCCCGCCATTTGCCCGTTAGGACGAAATATTGGCCGCGGTCCTCGGATTTCCAGGCCCAACGCGCGCCGGCATAGGGGGAATCCTCAAAGGATAAATCCGCGTTATGATGGCATAGCGCGCAACCTACGACGTCGCCGGGCAACGCCGCGGCGGCCATTTTGTCTAGACTGCCCGGCGCGAATCTCATATGGCCGTCAACTATTATAACGATATCCGTTTTCGCCTGGGTTATCCCGTAATGCCGGCAAGCCTGGGGGCCGCGTCCCGTCTTGTCGCTAATTACGACGACGTCGGCCAGGGCGGAATTTGCGCGGATATCTGAAACGGTCGCCTTTAGGTCGGGTTCGTTGCGTTCCGCGATAACGACGGTATAGCGTTTATTCATACGTCGTATTCCTCCCCCATTCCGGGATGGCTAGAAATCCAGTTTTCGACCATGGCGACATAGTCGCGCGCCCAACCCGGACGGATTAAAACTTTCCCGGTAGGTTGCCCCCGCCGCAAAATCGCCCGGGTCTGTTCGAACCCCTCGCGGCCGTCCTTAATCCCGGACAAATGCGCGGTTACGCCGGCCCAACGATAGATATAAAAGATTTTTTTGAGGTCCCGCGGTTCGGTAATCGCGTCGTCGGTTCCGCCAACCAATCGCGCTTCCAATGCCTGGTCCGTCGCCGCGAAATCCCCGCGGCAACCCCCGACCCGGCGGAACAAACCCGCGGCCCAGGTCCCCGCGCAAAAGAAAAGATTGGAAACCGGCCCGACGATTCGCCCGTAATTGTAAAACCAGGCATGGGGCCTTTTATGATATTCCGCGCCGTTCGATTCCAGGGCCTCGACGGCGTCGGCAAGGCGCCAGGGTAAATAGATGTCGTCGTCTTCCCAGGGGCAAAGATAGCGGCCGCCGGCGTGGGCTATGGCCCGGTTGTAACATTCCCCCAGGGAATCCGGGGGTTCCTGGTCGTTTATGACCTTGACCGAAAACCCCCGGGGAAAATCGGATTCGTCTATGATAATCGTTTGGTCGGGATAATTGTTGTATACTATCAATTCCGCGGTCCCCTTGAACCGTTGCCGGCGGAAACTTTCGACGGCCTCGCGGAGTAAATGCGGCCTAGCATACGTCGGGCAAATCGCGGAAATTGTCGTCGTCGACATTACAACCCCTTTCCGTTAAAATGGTCAATCATGGTTTGGGCGCGGTGCCTGTAGGTGTGTCGCGATATGGTTTCGCGGTAATCGCGGTCGGCCTGGTCGCGACGGGCGCCGGGGTTGTCCAGCCATGACCGGATTTCCGCCAGCCAAAAATCGGCGGCCGCGTCTATGTCCCGGATAGCCGGCAACGCGACGGCGTCCGGGTAAACGTCCGCCAGCCCCCCGCGGTCGACCTGGATTTGGAACGCGCCCGCCGCTGGAACGTCGAACGTCCTACAGGGGCAACCCCAGGCGCGGCCGGGTTCGTCCTCGTCGCAATCCTGGACCGGCGCTATTACAACCCGCGTTGCGTTATAAATACGGTTGACGTCCGCGGCCGGCGTCGACATTGCCCAACCCCAATAGCAACGGAAACCCCCGCGACGTTCTAGCAGTTCGCAAAAGGTTTTCCGCCAATGGCGCGCGGCGCCGATTAGCGCCAGGTCGTAATCCTCGCGCTTTTCCATGGGGAAATATATCGTGGGGTCCGCGGCCAATGGCAAGTATTTAACGTGGTCGCCCCAACCATGCCGGCGCGTGTAGGAAAAATGGACGTCGACCAAATTTGTAACCGGGGCGATTCGGTCGCGCCACCATCCTATCTCGTCGTTATGCGTCCATAGATACAACGGCGCCGCGTCCCGAATCCGTCGGACAACGTCGGGGGTTAGGTTGAACCCCGACGAATGCACAACCAAATCCGTCCCCGCGGGTATCTTCAAATGTTCGACCGGATAGGACCCGTGCCGGCCTATTAGCGTAGTTTCACAAATGGGGGAAAACCCCCGGGCTAGAAATTCCGCGACGTAATCCGCGCCGTTCGGTCCGCCGACGCCGCTATACATGACTGCAACCTTCATAGCAACCCCGCTAGTATTTCGTCCCGTTCGAATATATGCTCTAATATTTCGTTTGGTCGGCCCATGACGCAACGCGGGCAATCGTCGACGTTTATCCTTGCAATTGCCGCGGCATGGTCGGGGGATTCCCACGCCTCGCGGAATCCCTGGTTATTCAAATCCCCGAACCTTTCGAAAACGTCCTGGCAAACCAGGAAACGGCCGTCCGCGGCAATTACGGCGTGTAACGGCGACGCCTTGCACTTGCGAAATCCCCGGGGCGACCAGTATCCCGCGAACTTTTCCGACGACCCGTAGACCTGGACCCCGTTACTATTACCCTCGCAAGCCTCGCAACAATGCCAAATCGCCGCGGCCAAACGCCGGATTTCCGCGTCGTCGACCGTCCCCCGGGGATAATATGCCGGCCGGATATGGACGAAATCGGCGCCGACGTCCTGGGCCAAACGAATGGCCATAGGGATTTCCCGCCAGTTTGCCGGCGTCGCCACAAACCCAAGGCCGATTTCCTGGCCGGTCGGTCGGTCCGGTCGTTGGCATATGTCCGTAATCCCGGCGACCAAATAATCCCAGGTCCCCGGGGGCGTCCCGGTTTGTGTTTCGTAGGTCGCCGCGGTGCCGGCGTTAACGCTAATTCTAATCCGGTCGAACAACCGCGCGGTTTGCAATGATAGCGCGCGCCCGTTTGTCGATAATACCTTGGTCCCCTTGAACGCGCCGAAAATCCGCATATCGCCGTTCCATAACGTGGGTTCCCCGCCGCCGGAAACGTGAATGGCCCCGACGCCGTTAGCGTTCGCGTAGGCTACGATTTTTTCCGCGACGGCCGGCTTTAGGTCCCCGCCGGTCAACCGTTCGCGCCGCATAATGCAAAAATCGCAATTGTTATTGCAACGGTTGGTAGGGTAAACGTGAATCGTAACCGGGGGCGGAAACTCCCCGCGCAATATTGCCCGGCATTTTTCCGGGTATAATAGCGCCTTCCAAGGGAAAAACGCGCCGTAGGTCTTGCCGGTAGAAATCGTCGGGAACATGGTTGCGGCCTTTCGTTATATTTCTATGGTCCTAACGCGTTGCCGGCGCCTTGCCGGCGGTTTGGGCGTTGCCGGCGCCGCGGGCGCGTCGGCCGGCGCCGCTATGCGTTGCGGGATGTCCGTCGCCTGGGCGCCGAACAAAGACGCCGGCGCCATTGCCATTACCAATGCGTCCCCCAAATCGTTTCGGTCGTTTGGTTTCCTCGACCATTTATGAGTTTCCTTTCCCTTGTTGGTTTCAACTGCCAACAATCTATCCGCGCAAACATGGGCCGCGAATGTCGAATGGTCCGCGTTGCTATCCCCCCATAGACTTATGGCGCCAGGGGCGCCCGGGGTCAACAAAAAACCTTCCTGGGCGCGCTTGTGCCAATAGTGCGAATTGAAAACAACATGGGGGCCGCGGACGCCGACGCCGTAGAAACATTCCTGGCCGTCCTGGATTTTCTTTTTGCCGTCCGCCGGCAAACTGTAGCGGTCCGACGGGACGCCGCGCATTACCATAACCCGCAACGGCAGGGTTCGGTCTAAATGGTCAACGGCCCGGCAAATGGTATCCGTCGCGTAATTGCCGTCAACCGCGAACAACCCTAGCCGGGGATGGCGTAGCCGCAACTGGTCCGCCAGGTCGACGACGCCCATATATATTGCCGCCTCGGCCGTCCCTTTGGCGCCTGGTTGCCATAAAGGTTCCCCGTGGGCCGGGTACCGGCCATAGTCGACAACGAATGTAGCGAAATCCCCGCGGACCGCGACGACAACCCAATTTAACGCGTAAAAGTTGACGTCGACGCCGGCTATTATGAAATGGCAATCCTCGGGGGCGTCGCAACGTTCCAGCCCGTTAAACCTGGATTCGACGGTTTTAACCGTGATTTGATATAGCGCCGATTCCTGGCCCCTGGGGTCGTTTTGAAGTTCCGACCTATACGACGCCTCGCCGTTGTCGGCCAAATAATTGTAGATGGTCTGCAACGCCGACAAATCCCCTTCGTTCCGCCTATGGGGATTCCCGACCTTGGCGCCGGCGTCCATCTTCCGGCGGTGCCTTCGATAGAACGCGTTGCATATTTTCCTTTCCGTACCGTCCCGGCGCGCCCGGCGCCGCATATCGACGTATTCCCGCCATAGGGTATTCGCGGCCTTGGGTTCGACGTACAACGCCGCGGCCCGTATGCTTCGCCATTCGTTAAGGACCTGGTCGACCAAATCCCCTTCGCAAATTACCGTGCAAGCCATAATAGCGGCGACGTCGCGGCCTATGCCGGCGCCCCCCATGATATCGGCCCGGATTATTTCCAAACGGTCCCGGCATTGCTCGGGGGACTTCGCGGATTCCCGGGTTTGGGGGTCGTCTATGAAATACATATCCGGCCTAACTACGGTCCCGTCTTGCAACGTTTGTTGCAACCCCCTAATTCGTCCGGTCAACCCCCGGGCCTCAATAACGGCGCCCGGCGCGTATTCGTCCGGCCCCGCCGCGACCTGGGCCAATATTAGGCAGTTCGCGCGCCAGGTTATCCCCGTCGGCGTCTCGTTTGCCAACTGGCCGGCCGCGCGTTGCGGCAAGTTTTCCAGGGCGCGGGCATAATGGGCCGCCTCGGGAAACAACTTGTTAACAACTTCGGACGAATCCAGGGCGGCCCGTATGCCGTCCAACAATCGTTCCGCGGCCCCCTGGTCGGCCGCGACCGCGACGACGTACCGGCGCCAACCGTAAAGGATTGCCCAAAGAATGGCGCCGATAATTATTGTCGTCTTGCCTTCGCCGCGGGGCAATGCTACGGCCTGTTGCCCCCCGTGCATGATTGAATTTTGGAGTTCCGAAATAAATCTAACCTGGTCCCTTGAAAACGGGCGGAAAAATCTTTCCGGCAAAACCCCAACCAGGAATTTTTTTAGGTCCTTTCGTAGCGCGCGCTTTTTCCTCAACAGTTCCGGCGCCGTCGGTAGGTGCAAGCCAACGTCCCGGGCGGATTCCCGGGCCGTTTTCCTGTAGGCGCTCAATTTTTCCCGGGTCGCGGCCGAAATTTTGGGCGTCGGGGCAATATGACGTAGTATTTTTTTTGTTC